TTTAACTATTGATAGAAATGGTCAGCCTATAAATTCAGGAACATCTAATCTAGTTTTAAATACAAACGGACAAGCTATAACTTTAGTTTATGTAGATGCGACTAGAGGTTGGGCTTTCAAAACAAACACAGCATAGGAGCTAACATATGGCTCTAACCAAAATTAAATTCGCACCTGGAATTGATAAACAAGATACATCTGTTGGCGCTGAAGGTCGTTGGGTTGATTCTGATAATGTAAGATTTAGATATGGCCTACCAGAAAAAGTTGGTGGTTGGCAATCTCTATTAACAGATACAATAGTTGGTGTGGCTAGAAAAATGCTACCATTCGTAGATAAAGAAGGAAATAGATATGTGGCTATTGGCACAGATAAATTTTTACTTGTATATTTTGAAGGACAACTTTTTGATGTTACACCTTTAAAAGCTGATATTACTGGTGCAACACTTTCAACAAATTCCACAACAACAGTTACAATAACAACTTCAGCTGCACATAATATAAATGTAGGTGATATAGTTTTATTTGATAATGTTACTTTACCAAGCGGTACAGGATTCTCAGCATCAGACTTTGAAGATAAAAATTTTCAAGTTATTAGTGTTCCAAGTCCAACAACTTTTACAATTACAATGGGATCAGCTGCAACCGGCACAGTATCTGCTGGTGGTAGTATAACTTTAAAACCTTATGAACCTGTTGGCCCAGCTGCACAATCTTATGGTTATGGATTTGGTATTGGAAACTATGGCGGTACAATTACAGGTGCTTTACAAAATGATTTAGACGGAGCGTTAAGCGCGGATACACAAGGTAACAATGGATCAGCTACACAAATTAGATTGACGTCAACAACAGGTTTTCCAAGTCCATCAGGTACAATAGCTGTTGGTAATGAATTAATAACTTACACAGGTGTTGCAGGTAATGAGTTAACAGGTATTACTAGAGGTGCATTAGGCACAGCAACTCCAGGCACATCAAATGGTCAAGCCCATAGTGATGCTACAACAGTAACTAATGCAACAGATTTTACAGGGTTTGGAAGTGCAGTAGAAGCATCTACGGTTATATTAGAACCTGGACTTTGGTCTTTAAGTAATTTTGGTGAAGTGCTAATTGCAACTATATTAAATGGTAAAACATTTACTTGGAATGCAGGGATTGCAGCTAGACTTACAACAAGAGCATCAACAACAACATCAGGATTTGCAACTAACAATAACCCCACAGCAACAAGATCAACTTTAGTTTCTCCAACAACAAGACACTTAATTCATTTTGGAACTGAAACAACTATTGGAAATACAGGAACACAAGACGATATGTTTATAAGATTTTCTGCAGATGAAAGTATTAATGAATATACAGTTGAAGCTACAAACACAGCAGGTACACAAAGATTACAAGATGGCACAAAAATTATGGGTGCATTAGTTGCAAAAGAAAATATTCTAGTTTGGACTGATAATGCACTTTATACAATGAAGTTTGTAGGTGCACCATTCACGTTTGGTTTTGAACAAGTAGGTACGAACTGTGGTTTAATTGGACAAAACGCAGCTATTGAAATAGATGGTGTTGCATATTGGATGGGTAACAATGGTTTCTTCTCATTTGATGGTACGGTCAATACATTACCTTGTTCTTTAGAAGATGATGTCTATGACAATATTGATACTACAAAAGGTCAACAAATAAATGCGGGCATTAATAATTTATTTACAGAAGTAACATGGTGGTATCCAACATCAGGTTCTGATTTTAATGATAGGTATGTGGTTTATAATTATGGACAAGACAATGCTAGATTACCTATGGGTAATTGGTATGGCGGAACAAATACTAATTCAATTAGAACAACTTGGATTGATTCTTTAACTTATCCTAAACCTTACGCAACAGCTTATAATAGTTCAGCTACAGGAACTTTTCCAGCTGTAGTAGGTGAGACAGGATTAGGTCGAAGTGTATTATTTGAACATGAGATTGGAACAGATCAAATTAATCCTGATGGTAGTACAACAACTTTAACCTCTTTTGTGCAATCATTTAGTTTTTCTTTACAAAAAGATCAAAGTGAAATCTTTTTAGCTATGAGAAGATTCTTACCTAACTTTAAAGTTTTAACAGGAAATAATAAAGTAACTATTGGTATAAGCGATTTTCCAGCTGAAACTAGAACAGATTCTCCATTAAGTCCCTTTACAATTACATCATCTACTAATAAAGTAGATACAAGAGCAAGAGGGAGATACGCCAGTATTAAAATAGAAAATACCGGATCGGGTGAATCGTGGAGATTCGGTACCTTTCAAGTAGATATACAACCAGATGGTAGAAGATAATGACAAAGATAGTAGTAAGATTACCAGAACCTAAAAAAGAATATACCGAGGATAACCAAAGACAAATTAACAGAGCTATCTCTACGGTGGTAGAACAATTAAACGCAACTTATTTAACACAATTAAAAGAAGATTCTGAAAGATACACATTTTTTGGATTAGGATAAAATGGCAAATATATATAAAAATGATAAAGTAAGTTTAACAAATACAGATCTTACAACTTTATACACTGTGCCTTCTAACTCTAGAGCTATTGTTAAATCTATAAACGTAGCAGAGGATGCAGCAGGTTCAGCAGTTGTAAAAGTAACTTTAACTAACGCAGCAGGCACAGCTTTCGTAATTGATAATGATGTCAGTTTAACCGCTGGTTTAAAAGAACAAGTGTTGACAGAGCCTTTAATTATGGAAGAAAGTGAAGTATTAAAAGTGCAAGCAACTAGTGGTAATGTAGATGTTGTTGCATCTATACTAGAAATAAATAGAGAGGATAGATAATGCCATTTATAGAAACAGAGGCTTCTGTAAGGTATGAAATAATAGACGGTAAAAGAGTTCCGGTTATTACACCTAAAACAGAAGTAACATTAACAAACACAGAAACAGGTCAAGAGTATATGTCAGATGCTGAAGCTATGCAGGATGTACAAAATCCTAATACTTCTACTAAATCTGAGCATATTAGAAGAGATGTTCATGTAACCGTAGAATCAATACCTTTAGGTACAGCGACTAACATCAGCGATTGACGGAAGTAGTAAAAACAAGTAAATTAGTGAATTATGGGACTTAAAAGATTTGTTAAAAAAATTACCAAACCAATATCAAAAGTATTAGATAAGGTTATACCTAATGAGGTAAAACCTTTTTTACCTTTTGCGGCAGCAGCTTTTCCATTTTTAGCACCCGGAGCTTTTGGAACTGCAGCTTCTGGTATAGGAAGTTTAATAAAAGCTGGTAGATTTGCACCACAAATAGGAGGTGCATTACTTCAAGGTGGTTTAAATTTAACATCACAATTAGCTCAAGAGGGCAGTGAAGGAGATTTTTCTGGTTTATCTGCATTGTTAGCAGCGGGCCAAGGAGCGATGGCTGTTCCTGGAGCAAAATCCATTGGTGATGATGTTATAAGACAAAGTTCTGCAGATGTATTTGGAACAGCAGCAGAAGGAGCAACAGGTCTTAAAAAATTTGGTTTAGAGGGTTTAGCAAAAGGATCTGAATTTTTAGAAGGATTACAAGCAGGTGTTGCTGATGATGGTTTATTTAGTAAAGCAGGACTTAAATTAGCGAGTGTTCCATTTACACAAGGATCAATAGATGCAGGTATGGCTACAGCTAGAAGAGCCTTAAAAAAATATGAAGATGAATTAGCAGCTTACGAATTAGAAACAGGACAAGCACAGACAGCCTCTGATGACGCTAGAAGATCAGCAATTATTGCAGCGATGACAGCAGGAAACCACTCTGAAGATGTAATTACAGAGACACTAGCCTTGTTAGGATTAAAAGATGGAGGTAGAGTTGGTCTTAGAGAAGGTGGTATGAGTGTATTTGAACAAATAACGCAAATACCAGCAGCATCACAAAATGCTCCTATGTTTTTGGGACGGCCTGCTTTTGCTCCTTCTTTACAACAAGCTCAAGCTGTTTTTCCTAGACTAAATGAATTAGAACAAGGAGTAAACATAGCTGAAAATAAATTGACAAACATAAGAGATAGATTAGGAAGTGAACGAATGGGTGGTCTTATGGCAGTACGACCTTCATATGGTATACAACCTGCATTTCAACCATTAAATGGTCGTTTACGAATACAAGATCAACTTCAATTTAATGCCGCACAAAATATGACCAGCAGATACAAAGATGGAGGAATTACTGGATTAAAAGACGGAGGTATGTTAGACTTAGAAGGTAAAGAAATGGATCTACGAGGTGGTGGATTCGTGCCAATAGGTAAAAAAGAGAGAGCGGACGATGTCCCTGCAAGATTAAGCAAAAACGAATTTGTAATGACAGCCGATGCTGTAAGAGCAGCAGGTGGTGGAGATGTTAATAAGGGTGCAAAGAGAATGTATGAAACAATGAACAGATTAGAGGCAAGAGCATAATGGCTGAAACAACCACAATAACACGACCGGCACCGGTACTAGAAGCATCACTAACTAATTTTTTAAAAGCAGTAGACCCTTTAGTAGGTAAACCGATTGATACATCTGCTTACGCACCAAAAATTGCTGATGAATCACAACTACAAAAAGATGCAAGAACTGCAGCAGCAGGATTAGATTCATTAGTAGGACCAGATGCGTACAAATCATTTATGTCACCTTATCAACAAGAGGTGATTGATACAACTTTAGCAGAATTTGATAGACAACAAGCAATTGCAGATACGGCTAGAAGAGACAGAGCCATACAAGCTGGAGCTTTTGGTGGTGGTAGAGAAGGTGTGCTTGCAGCAGAAGCTGCAAGAGGAGCAGCACAAAGTAGAGCAGGATTACAAGCACAACTATTAGCACAAGGATTTCAACAAGCACAAGCAGCGGCAGCACAAGATTTAGCGGCAAGACAAGGTTTAGGTACTTACCAAACACAATTAGGTCAAGCTGGTCAAGCACAACAACAAGCACTTCTAGATGCAGCAGCAGCGGCAGCAAGAGAAGCACAATTCGAACCATTCACTAGATTAGGTTTAGTTGGTCAACAACTTGCACAGGTACAACCTGGTGCATTCCCGACTCAAACAGTCGGATATCAACCACCAGCACCACCAGTCAGTCCATTATCAACTGCATTAGGTGTTGGAACTGGTCTTGCGAGTATTGGTTCTAAACTAGGAATATTTGGCTAATGAGTAGAATTTTAAGAAGACCGATGTTTAGAGGCGGTAAAGTAGACAGCCGCGGCACGGGGATTACATCAAATTTAGGTTATGAAAATGGTGGTAGAGTTGGATACCAAAGTGCTGGATTTGTAACTGGTCAACAAATTATAGATGCAAATAGAAATAATCCTTTTTTTCAAACTAATACTCTAAATCCTAGATCTAGATTTACATTAGGACAAAGCAGAGGTGGTTTAGATAATTTAATTAGAGCTACTATGTTTGATACAGAGCAGTTTCCTCTTGTTGGTAAAGAAGCTGGTTTATCTGAGACAGCGTCTTTAACAGATCTTTATAAAGCTCAAACAGATGATGATGATGCGGGAGGTTTATTAGCAAGCATAGACACTACATTTACACCAAAAATAAATACAAAAGCAGAAGCTAGTGAAGGTGAAATTGAAATTGAAGAAAAAGACGATGATCCTAAAACTGAAATAATAGACAACTCACCAAAAGAAGTTAAAACACCTAAACCTGGTGATGACGAACCAGAAGTAACAATGACTGATCTTGAAAAAGCTTTAGGATTAGATAGAGCTAGACAAGAGTATGCAGCAGATGCATTAGCTGCAGCATCAAAAGCATTCTTTGAAGGCAAAGGTTTTGGTGCGATAGCAGACGCAGCAGCTGTTAAGAGTAAAGCACCAGATATCAAGAGAGTTGCAGCACTAGAAGAATTTAAAATGAAAGGTGCAAAAGATATTGCTCAACTTAGAAAACAACAAAAAGAATTTGCACCAGGTAACTTTGAAAAGAATGACAAATATTTACAGAAAAAATATCCTAAAATGGATGAAAGAGAACGACTAAAAATATTGCAGAAAAAACCATCAACTTTTGCTGAACAATACATAGAGTTATCTAAAGATTTTGGTTACAAAAATGCTGACATATTTAAAGATGCTGCGTTTTTATATTTTGGAAATGATTATATATCAGATGTAGCAACAGATGGTGACATGACAATTGGAGAACCTACTCCTACTTTAAGTGATGGAATATACACTGATGCAGCAAATGAATTAGTATTCGTAGTTAAAGATAAAAAAGTTACAAGTAGAAAAAAATTTTAAGGGGGAAAAATGGCCCTTATTGATCCAATAAACAATCCCGCGAAAACAATCGCACCTGAAGATAACAACGAAGTAAGCACGATCGCTTCTATCTTTGCAGGTATCGGATCTGGTTTTATTGACATACCAAAAGGTTTATTTTCATTAGGCGCAAGTATCTATGATCTTACAAACGATACTAATAAAGCAGCGGAAATAGAAAAATATTTTGATGATCTTACAGATTTAGATGAAATGGCAGAAGCCACAGCTGCAGGTAAGATTACAAGATTATTAACAAACGTTGGTTTACCTGGAGGTCTTGCATTTAAAGCAGGAACAAGTTTAGCAGGTAAAGCAGTGCAAGCTAAGAAAGCTGGTAATTATTTTAAAGTAACGGGTGCGGATGGTAAAGCTTTACGTAATGCTGCAAATACAGCAGATCAACTAAACAGAAAAGGTAAGACTGCAAAATTTATTGCCGGCGCTACATCTGGAGGTTTGGCTGAAGGTGTATTTGTTGGTGATGTAGAAGAAGCGGGCACATTCGGTGATTTGTTAGGTGGACCTACAGAATTAGAAAGAGATGATGAATACGATCCAGAAAGAGAATTAATTAACAGAGTTAAGTTTGGTACAGAGGGTGCACTATTTACAGGATTAATTGGTGGTGTAGGTTCTACATTAAAAGCATTATCTAAAAGAGGTAAAGACATGCGATTCTCTAACTCTAAACTAGATAGATTTTATGATAAACTTGCATCTAAATTTAGAGCAAGAGGTGGTAAGACACAAGAATTTTTTGATATAGAAAGACAGCAAGTTGGTGCAAGATCAGCTGACGTAAACTTTGCACAACAAGTTTCAAGAGAATTAGATAAAAACATAGATGCTATTTTTCCTGCATACAAAACAGTTACAAACAAATTAGTTGCAAAAGATAGAAACGATTTACTAAGAGCTTTGAATGAGGCGATGTTATCAGGCACGCCTAAAGTTAGTGACAGGACAGGTAAAGTTGTATTTGGTGAAATAGATGCAGCAAAGAAAAAAATTGTTGATGAATTATTAGACAAAGCACAAGCCAAACCACAGGTGAGAACAGCTATATATAATAATCTAGATTCTATTAGAACAGGTTGGGGTGATATGTTTAGTGCATTGGGTGGTAAGATTGCAAGAGATAAGACAGCGTTCAAAGAATTTAAACAATTGTTTGGTAAAAAATTTCAAGACTATTTAGGTTCTACATACGATATATTTTCTAATAGATCTATATTACCTTTTTTAAGTTATAAACCCACAGATGAAGCCATGCAAAAAGCGATAACTTTATTTAGAGATATTGCAAGACAAAATGGTAAACCAATTACAGAGCAACAAGCAGAGTATTATGTAAACAGATTAATTAAAACAGCACAATTACCAAAAGGATTTAAGATGGATAAGCCATCTAATGTTGTGTTTCAAATACCAGATTTTTTTGCAGGTAAAACTGTTTTAGATGATGCAATTACATCAAAAGGTTATGCTAACTTAGTGAACCTACCAGAAAATGCACAGAAAGTTATTAAAGAATTATTAGGAGAACAAAAGAATCCTATGCAGACTATACTTGCAGGCACAAGCAGATTATCTTTGATAACAAGACGTAATGAATTTTTTGATGATCTGGTTAAACAATCAGATGCAGATAAAGCTGCAGGCAAGCGTGGTATGTTTTATGATACAGAAGAAGAAGCTTTTGCTGCTTTGGGTCCAAATATTAGAAAAATAAACGTAGATCCAAATAAAGCATTAGAGGCTGGTATTACAAACCCTATTAATGGTAAGTTTGCAATCGATGAGGTGGCTGATGCATTAGAAGAAACAAACAAAGCATATGTTGACAAAGGCACAGGAGCACAGATCTATGAAGGATTATTATTATATCCAAAAGCAACATCACAGATTGCTAAAACAATTTTATCACCAGTAACACACGCAAGAAACTTTGTATCTGCAGGAGCTTTTGCAACAGCAAATGGTATCATACCATCACCAACTGCAATCAAAGATGCATATCAAGCGTTACAAACAGGATTAATTGGCACAAGAAAACAAAATGATTTTTATAGAAAACTTTTACGATTAGGAGTTGTAAATTCTAACGTAAGATTAGGAGATCTACGGGGACTATTAGAAGATATTGATTTTGGTAAAACAGTAACAACTTATGGTAGCTTAAAACCACTTACAAAAACTTTAACTAAAATAAAATCTATATCACAAGATCTGTATACAGCTGAAGATGACTTCTGGAAAATAGTATCCTGGGCAGGTGAGAAAGCTAGATTAGGCAAAGCGTATGCCGCTAAAGGTATTACGAGGACCGCGGATCAATTAGATGAAGAAGCAGCTAGTATTGTAAGAAATAATATACCTAACTATGATTATGTGGGTTCTTTTATCAAGGGACTTAGAAGATTTCCTGTTGGTAACTTTGTATCGTTTCCTGCAGAGATAATCAGAACAAGCACAAACATTGTAAAACGTGGTCTTGATGAGATATTTACAACCATGAAAAATGACAAAGGCGAAACAGTTAGACCTTTGTTTAAAATAGGTATGCAAAGATTATTAGGTATGGGTGTAACTACAGCAGCTGTACCATACGCAACTGTTGAGATGGCAAAAGCTTTACACAATGTAAGTCAAGATGAATTAAATGCGATGAGAAGATATGTTGCTGACTGGTCTAAAAACTCAACACTCGTGCCATTAAGAGACAAAGATAATAGATTAAAATATGTAGATTTCTCACACGCAAATGCATACGACACAATATCTAGACCCATACAAACAGTTATTAATCAAGTTCAAGCAGGTGAAAAAGATAAAGATGGTATCATGGACGACTTTATAAAAGGTGTAGTAATTGGTACAAAAGAATTAGGAGAACCATTTATATCAGAGTCTATCTGGACGGAAGCTGTATTAGATCTTTTAGCAAGAGGTGGTAGAAAAAGAGGAGGAGGAAGAGTATTTAATGAAGATGATACAGATGGCACAAAAATATCAAAAAGTATAAAACATTTGATTGAAGCACAAATGCCTTTCTCTGCAAAACAATTTGAAAGATTAGGCCTTGCATTTAAAAATAACGCAGAACCCGTAGGTGTTGTAACAAAAGGTAAGTTTGATGAGTATGGTGAGACTTACGAGTTAGGTAATGAAGCATTAGGATTTATTGGTGCAAGAGCTATACCTGTAAAACCAGAAAGAAGTTTTAAATTTAAAATAGCTGAGTATCAAAAAGGTGTTAGAAACTCTAGACAACTATTTACAACGGAAGTATTAAAAGGTGGACCCGTATCACCAGAGGCAATCGTTGATGCATATATAAATGCAAACAGAGCTTTATTTGAAAAAACTAGAAATTTTTATAGAGACATGGAGGCTGCAGAAATTTTAGATATGCCAGAGGATGAACTAGCTAAACAAGCAATTGAAAGAGTTGGTAGAAAAACTTTTGGAAGTGTAAAATCTGCTGTATTTAGACCTCTTAATATTTCAGATAAAGTAATAAAAGCTTTTGCAGACAATGCTAGAAGATTAGGATTAGAAAATCCTTTTATAGCTGCAGCGCCTGTTTTAGGAGATATTAAAGCACAATTGTTTCAAATACCATTAACAGAAGAAGGCATACCAGAAATAATAAATCCATTTGCAAACTTACCTGAACCTACGTTAGGTCCGGTAAGTCAATTACCACCAGTTGTAACTGGTGCAAACCCTTCGGTCATGGCTACAAATAAAGGATTAGTGCCAGGGGACTTTAACAGCTTGACACAAGCGCAGAAATACGAAATACTTTTCGGCGGTAATTAATATGGCAATAGAACCAAAAAATACTAGAGAACACATTTTATCTTTGTACGGACACATTTCAGGTGTCAAGAAAAACTTAAAACATGTACACGAGGACGTCGAGAAATTGGGCGGTAAGATAGATAAAGTCTATTGGGTTCTCTTAGCGGCTGCGGGAACTGCTGCGCTCTTCGCATTAGAAAGATTAATAGGATGAATCTTACACGGAATTTTAGCTTGTTAGAGCTTACTAAATCAGACACAGCGATACGTAAGGGTATTGATAATGAACCTAACGCTGATCAAATAGATAAATTAAAATTACTTTGTGAAAATATTCTTCAACCAGTGCGTGACCACTTTGGCAGGGTCAAGGTCACTAGCGGTTTTCGTAGCGCAGAATTGTGTGTTGCAATTGGCAGCTCTATAAATTCACAGCATGCCCGTGCAGAAGCGGCCGACTTCGAAGTTGTGGGTGTCGACAACACTGAACTTTTTGACTGGATTAAAAATAATCTTGAACCGGACCAGCTAATTCTTGAGTTCTACACTCCAGGTGAGCCTAATTCTGGCTGGATACATTGTAGCTGGATACCTGAGGGTAGACGTGCATCATTTTTACATGCATATAGATCAGAGGGTAAAACAAAATACAAACCAATATTAGGTTCTGCAAAAGATTTATTTTAACGGCACATACATCCAATAAGAGAACCTGTTCCATCTTTCATTATGTGAAGGTTCAAAGCATCAACATACCCTGTTAATTTTAATCTTAAAATTTCACACACCTCAAAACAATCAACATGACTTGTTAACACTACGCCATCTAACAATTTTTTTGTCACTGGTATTAGATGATATATTCCGTCATTTAATATTATTAAATCCATTAAAATAAAACTGGTTCTAAAAGAAAATCAAAAGATAATATTCTTTTTTTAAAATTAATTGTATTAGGTGTAGTATAGTGCATTAAAAATTGTGGCACTATCATTATGTCACCAGGTTTAACTTGTGGGGTATACAAAACACTTTTATCTTCTTGATCATTCCATGGCTGTATGTATGTAGTTTTAGGTGAGTCTGGTTTCATATCTAAATACAAAATACCACAATAACCAGTAGAGCTGTGATTGTGAGGCACATGATAGTGTCCTTTGTGATACACTACAGACCAAACTCTTTGCAATAATATTTTAGAATTATACTTAGCTCGCATTAAACTAAACTCATCTTTAAATATATCTCTAAATTCTGTGGTAATACTACATTTATCTCTATTACTATAAAAATTAAGACGAGGCATTTCTGGATATCTAGCTAAAATTTTTTCTAGTTTTTTCTTTTTGTTTTTAAAATCTATGCAAGTAATCTTAAAAAATTCTATTTTAAATACAGGTTCTATCTCGTATTTTATATCCATTCTCTTAACTCCTCACCCATAATCTCTGTAGCAATATTCATTTTTTTACGTAAAGCTTTTACTATTTTTTCATCAACTGTTTTTGGTGTTATAAAATCTACATAAGTTACAGATTTCTTTTGACCTATTCTGTGTGCCCTGTCCTCTGATTGTAATCTTTTCTCTAAATCATAGCCATTAGAA